CATAATCTATCGTACCTTGGTTAGAAGCACTATAAACTCTTGTTGCACCTGAGAAACTATATCGTCTTATATTACCTGCACCATCATCATCTAAATAAAATACTGTTGAACTATCACCGGATACTTTGAAACCTGAACTTTCTAATATACCACCAGCTGCTGTATTGTGACCAGAGTGTGGATTGTATAATGAGTTTCTAAAATAAACATTATATTTTGAACTTACTGTTAATGTAGGTGTAAAATCTTTTCTTATTTTTAATGTTGTGATGTTTGATAGTATAGATGAATCTGTATTATCAATTAAGCCTGTAACTTTTGAATATCTAAATACACCATCAAATTGAGTTAATGTATTTGTATTGTAATTTGTTAGTGTAGTCAATATATCTGATTTTAATGTATCAGCTGTTTTGTTAGCACTATTCTGATCAAACTTAACATTAGTTGTAAGTAATATAGATGTAGTTTCTGGATCAACAATTTCGGGTCTTACAGAAGCAACATTATATTTTTTTAATTGTGTTACTAAATTTGTTTTAGTTGTATTCGTTAATGTAGAACCTGACGCTGCTTTGATAGCAATTTTAACAACACCATATACAGGAGTTTCATCATCTTCTCCACCCCAAGCAGAAACTGATTGAGCATTCGGATAAAGTGATTGTACAATAGTTTCATAATCACCTGTTGTAACAGCTCTATCTTGTGCTGAATATTGTAAAGGTGCATTATATCTAATTGATTCTTTTGTTTGTGCTTCAGCTCCACCTTGAGCACTTGATACAGTTGTTAATGTAACATCTGAATATCCACCAATACTACCTGATAGAGTAAATGAACTAGCACCATTTGCCTCATCTTTATTTGAAACAATATATTCTAATATGACAATGTTACCATCATCTAATTTATTACCTAATACATCATCACCAAAGTAAACTTCAAATTTACCATCTTCCATTTCTTGTAAAAAATAAACCTTTGATGTAGCATTAATACTTGTTATACCTGTTGCTAATGTGTATGTACTAGTTGTAGTATCACTAGCTGAATTTTGTACTGAAACTTTTAAAGTAGATGTATCAGCGCTAACACTTGGTATTACAAATCTTTGGTCAACATCTGTACTGTCTGCTGTATATTTAAATGTAACTAAAGTACCTTCGTAAAGAGGTATATTTGAAAATTTATAAACACCATTTGTAGGTGTTAGTGTATGTACTGCATTTGTAACAAACTGATAAGTTTCACCATCAACAGAAGTTGTAAATGCTGTACCTTTTGCCATTGTAATTGTAGCAACAGTTGTAGGAATATTATTCATTAAAATATCTACAGTTGCTGTTGGTGACTTTGGTGATGTAGGTGTGTAACCTAACATCTTTGCTAATGATACAATATTTTTTCTTATGTCAGCACTGTCTAGGTACATTTCATTTGCTAACATATTAGCATTGAAACCTAAGTAGTGAGTATTGTAAGCAAGTAAGTCTAGTAAGACAGCAAAACCAGAACCTTCAAAGTCGTAATCTTGGAACTCTGATTGGTCTTGTAAAAATGATTTTAAATTTGCTTTTATATCGTCAAAATCAAAATCTGAAACTTGTAATTTATTGCTTGCCATCTTATCTTAATCTTTCTAAAAATGTTTCTACCGTAATTGGATTTTGTACTCCTATAACATAAAATTTAATTTCAAGTCTATATGAATTTCTATCAATATCAGGATCAGCCAAAATTTGTGTTATCTTTGCTCTTGGTTCAAAGTTGTTTAACACTTCTTCTACTTTTCTTTGTAAGTTTAAAGCAGTCAATGGTGTCATTGGCTCAAATAATAATGCTCTAACATTACCACCAATCTCTGGGTGGAAAGGTCTTTCAAAGTGATTAGTATTAATTAAGTTTCTAACACTTCGTTTAACAGCTTCAACATCAGTAAGTCTGTTTACATCATTTGTAACAACATTTCTACCAAAGTCTAAATCTAAATCTTTGTAAATTCTAGTAGATCGCTTACTATTGTTAATTGCGTTTATAATGGCCATACCAATATTTATACATGATTAACCAGCGTTTACGTTAGAACTTCCAGTAGAGGCAGCATTAGCTACCCAACTACCATGACCACCTGTTGCGTCACCAACTCTATGAATAGCGATACTATTTACTCTAACTGTAGAACTACCTGCCACCGCAGGGTCACCACAACTTGTTGTATCACCAATTCTTATTGAGGCAGCGCTGTTTATTGATACATTTGGCGAACCACCTGTATATGCCGTTTGATGAAAAGGATTAGGTGTTGGACTTGCGTGTCCTACATGAACATCTAAACCTGATCTAACACATGCTGGCATTATTTTCCTTGTGAGTTGTAAACTTTGAATGATCTTTTACGAGATTTATTCATTGATGATTTTTTTACTCTTTTACTTGTACCTTGTGAAGTTTTTTTAGGCATTCTTTCGTGTGGTACAAAACCTTTTGATATTTTAGCCATTATCTACCTGCTTCTTTGGCCGCTTTAAGTGCTGCCTTCTTTTTTTCAATTATCATTGCCTGTCTAATTTTTCTACCCATTGGTATTTCAATAGAATCACTAATTTGTTTGCCTTTTTTACTGATATATTCGACACCAATGACTTTATCTTTAAAATCACCTTGAACAGCTATAACAGCTTTCTTTAAACTCATTTTTTCAACTTCTTTTTCATCACCATTTTCATTCCAAAACTTAAACATTCTCATTTTACTCATTTTTTATGCTCCATTAAATAAATCTTCGTTACTTGTTGATTTTTCTTTTTTTTCTTCATGCTTACAGTTACCACAACACTTAATTTCACCGTTGCCATCGTAATCTTTCATACAATCGCCGCCACAGTGACAGTCATGTCCGCAATTTTCACAATATTTTGTCATATTTCTATTTATGTTAATATTTACAACGCACATTTGCGTGTTTTAGATTCGTTTCTGTCAAATTTTCTTTATTTTCTAACGCCGAATCGCCAATTTTCTCTAAATCTGGCCTAATTTTACACGATTTTACGGTACAAGAACAAAGGGTGAACAAAAAAAGTAAAAAAGTTAAGTAAATCAACCCTTTTTTAACCAATTTATTTGCTATTTTTACCATTTTTATCTGTACTATTCTATTTATCCTGATATATTAGCTAGTATATGATAAACAAAAACATAAAAACAAATAATATGACGATAGTTAGAAATATCGCATATAAACAAATAGAGAAGATAAACAAAAATTTAAAAGAAGTTATTGAAGTTGACAATAAACTTTTAAATATGATTGATATTAATATGAAAAACGCTATTAATAAAATCATTAACAATTATAAACTAAACAACTAGGAGAAAACACTATGATTAAAGAAATGAACACTTTTAACAATAAATTATTTTCAATGTCTATTGAAGATTTAAATAACACTAAAGACTTAATAGCTGATATTATTAAGAATAAAGTTAAGTCTGTAATGAAAGTCGGTATGAAAGTTAATGTAGTACAGAAGACTAAAAAGACACCTGGTGTTATTACAAAAATTATGCAATCAAAATGTTTGGTTGACTTAAACGGTAAAATTTACAGAGTACCAATGTCAATGTTGGAGGTTGCGTAATGAATTTATCTACTAAAGCAATGAGTGATATTGAGAAGTATAACAAGTTAAGAGAACAAGAACTGATCTTAAAAGCTGCCAAGTCTGGTGGTGCGATTGAATCAGAAATATTACATGGTTCTTTATTTGTAACTTTCAAGTTAGGTTCTACTATGGGATATATGTTATCAAAAAATTTGAAATATGTATTAGAAAAACTACTTGACAATACAACTGTAAAAGTGTATAATACAACTAACAATGAATACGCTTACGATTTTATTTAATAACCAAAAGGAGGAAACTATGAAAAAACAAAAAAACAAAATGAAAACAGTATATGAATATATGACAGTATTCTTCGCAATACTTGGTACTCTTGCTATGGTATCAGCAGTTGGTGCGATAGAAACAGATCAATGGTTACTAGGTGGAGCAGCAGTAAGTACAGGTATTGCTAGTTACATCATGTCATTATTTTCACAACAATTATATTCGGAGGCGAAGTAATGATTACAGTTACAGATAAATCAGAAACACTATTAGCTGGTATCGGTAAAATGATTGACGCCATGGTATTAGATTATAGTAAAGGCAATACTAATGAAAGAATGTTTAACGAATACAAAGATGGTTTTAAAACTATCGTTGGCCAGAAGTTTATTAAAGTAACTAACAATGGTAGTGTAAAAGCTTTTGTTGTAAAGGCAGATGACGGTAAATTTAAAATGGGTGATATACTTAAAGCCTCTAGTTGGAGAGCTCCAGCAAAGAATAG